TGTATTGCAGCCCACGGAATGTGATAGTGTAGCTTTGATTCACTGTGACAAATTGTATTAGCCAACTGGCGTCTGAGTTCACTCCGTCTTTGTTGCCGGCAATACCTGGAACAGTCTGGCTCCATGCAGAATTTTGGTCCAAATTGGTGCTGGTAATCAAGTACCAGGCATATGGTGTTCCTGTTACTGAGCCGTCATTGTCGTAGCCCAGTCCAAAATTTCGATACAAAACAATTTGCTCGCTGATGGCCGCTTCTAGATCCAGCGGCAAATCAGTCACAAACAACGGAATAATTGTGTCAACAATAGCACCTGTGGGAACAAAGTTGTTCAATGATACAGGGCCTGCGCCTGACGGCAAATTGCCCAGACCACCACTGTACCCGTCACCAATCACTTGTAGTGGACTGGCCCAGATTTCTAGTTTTTCATCCGACCGCGAAGGAGATCCTTGCACCAGTCGATTGTTGCGGTCAAAGTAGTATCCAGTGGGCGAAACAAATTTGATCAACGCACCCGGTGTGACAAAGTAAAAAGGATTGGTAATGCCTACAACGTTGCCCACTGGTATAGGAGTGCCGCTGGGCCAGGCGCTGGTCACAGTGCTATTGCGAAAGAAGCCTGTGGTCTGGTTGGCCAGTGTAGTGCTTTGTTGCCAGGTGCTTGCTGCTGTGGCACCAGTGTTGACTGACTGTCTTGGAAAATTTGCATAGTAAAATTGTTTCACAATAGGCGCAAGCAATTGCGGCTGAACTTGATTTGTTATGACATCTGCAATTTCATTCCTGGTATTCCAGGTAAACAATATTGTAGGCAATATGTTCTGTTCCCACAGGCCGCCGTCGCTGCCAAATGTGTTGGTGCTGCTGTATTTGCCAGTGTTGTCCACTAGGTCAAGATAACGACTGGTTCCAATGCTGGCACGGTTTAGGGCTTTGCTTTTGAGAATAGAGTTGTACTGAGTGTATGGAAATAGATTGTAGTCTTCTCCATTGACCATTCTGTTTTGTGTGTAATATTGTGCTGGAGCACGTTGTTTGATTTCTGCAATTGATTCGCGGGTTTGACTGTTGCTCACAGGTTGTGTAATACCACATGTGAATGTTATGGTTTCAAGATTCCCGGTGCGACTGATGTAACTGATGGGCAGGCTGACTGCTTGCATTTCTTCAGGATTGATGATGTATTGTAATCCATTGGATGCACGAACATAGCAACGAAAAGTTCCCACTGGGATTTCGCTGAACACTCCGTCTCCAAACACCAGGGTTATTTGATCATTTGCTCTGCTGGTCACAGAAAATATAGGGCGTAGACTGGTACCAATTTGTTCAGCTGCTGCCGAGTATACATTTTCTGTGAATTGCCATTCTCTGTTGACTGTGCCCACTGTGTCAAGCTGGAACAACCAACGGTCTTCTTGATTGACCCCTTCGATGTTGATATTCACAGTGCGGTTGGCAATACGCTCGGGTAAATTAAAATCTTGATTCTGCAATACACCTTGTTTGAACATGAAAAAATATCCAGTGTTGTTGCTGTTGAATCCCAGTTGATCATTGCGGAACAATATATTAAATGTTTGATTTACTCTAGGACTGGGTTCATAAAGATAATTTTCACCCATTGAAGTACTGGACATTGCTTCAAATGGCATGGAGATGCCATCTACTGTAGCATTGTACGGGATTACTGGCAAGTAACCTGGAACCAAGTTAATGCCATATTCATCTGTACGCACACCCAAGATGGTCTGACGATTGCCTGGGCGACCAATGCGTTGTGAATCTACCAAGCTGGCATTGATGATGGCCGTGAATTGTTCTTGCCAGGCAGGATTGGTAGGATCTGCCCAGTCCACTGTGACGTTGCTGAGATTTACACCATTGTAGTCAGTGACATTTTCTGTGGTCACAACTGAAAACACTTTGAGTAGACCCTGTGATTCTGTGTTGCGTTTGGCTGTGTAGCTGACCAAATTTGCCAGTTGAACCACTGAGTCTCTGCGCTCAGCTGTGTCCATATAGTTTTCTCTTGTGTTGAGATCTGTACGGAATGCCAGTGCTTGTCCCATGAATGCCATTACATCTAGTAAAGCAATAAATTCACTGCTTTCAATGTAGTCGTTGAATGTTTCAGGATAGTACAGGCGTAGATAGTCAACAAAACTTTTGCGTAGAGTTTCAAAGTCGTAGCTTTGAAAATCAGCTTCACGGTAAGTCTGGTAAATTTGTTTCCAGTCTTCAACTCCGAATATTGCTGTTTGTCTAGTGGTTGTTGCCATTGATTTTGACCTTTTGTGCCTTATCGTTTATTTATGGACACAAAAAACTGCGTAGTTTATACCTAAATATAACTGGCTCGTCTGGATGTAATATCAAAAAATATTGCCAGTCGTTGGGCGTCGGTTGATGGAGTAATTGTCAATTCCAACTGTATCAGTATACCGTTGTTTTGCGGAAAAATTTGTATATCAGAAATATAAACTCTAGGATCTCCTCCAGCCACACGTTGTATTTCTGCAACCATGCTGTTTTGCAATTCTTCAAGTTGGGGTTCAAACAAGAAGTTCCACAATATGGTGCCATATTCGGGTCTGCCCGGCAATTCACCTTGCCGGATATTGAAAGCATTCAGAAGATCTTGTTTGATCAGTGGAAAATCAGTCAAGGTAAATTTTTTAACTTGATTGATAGTGTTGAAACCTATGAATGTTTGAGCCATGCTGTATTTACCGAGAAAAATTAGGCACTTACGTTGGTGGAAATTTTGCTGGCCAACTGTTTGATACGTTTGATAATTGGAAATGCCAGGTCTGTTAATTCACCGGTAGACTCAAATATTTTGTCTTTTAGTGGTTTAAATTCTTTTTGTATTTCAGCAGGAGCACTATCATAAACAGCTGATGCAGGCACATAGTATTTTGATAAAATATCCAGGTAAGATTGATTTGCTGCTTGCTGTTGGCCAGCAATAGACATCCACTCTTGTTGAGATATAACTTGTTGATTCTCTAATGTTTTTAATTTTTCATTGATGGTGTTCCACGTTGGTATTATGCTTTGAACAGCAGAATCATAGTCAGTGAATCCTGATTGTATTGTTTGTGATATAGTGCCAACATCGGGTGTTGCAGTAGCAAAATCAGGTGCAGGAATCTTGTCATTGCCCAATACTCGATTGGTAGCACCGGTTAGGGTACTGCGATCCACTGTGTCTGACGCTGCAACTGGAGTAGTTTCTGCTTTGAATACCGGCTCCACTTTGCTTTGTGCAAGGTTCACAGCAAAAGAACCGTCTTTGACCAGGGTATTAAATTTTGCTTTGGCATCTGCTGATGATGGTAATCCTTTAAGTAGTGCTTCGGTATCAGGCACACTTTTGGCCGCACTTAACGACACACCTGCTAGACCTTGTGCGCTCAGGCTTGCCACCGGAATGCCAGCTGCACCCAATGCTGCGGTGCCTTTGGCCATGAGATCTTGTTGTACCCCAGATTGCAATGCAGGATTAGACAACAGTGAATCTATGCTTTTGATGCCATTGGCTCCGGTAAACACTGCTGGGCTTTTGAGTACTGATGATAATGAAGCCCCTGAAGCAGCAGCCAATGCTGCGGTGCCTGGTTTTAGAATTCCTGCAGTTTCCAGTTGGGAAACATTCAACCCAAATGATCCTGCACCAGTTGTGTTGCTGAGAACTCCGGCACCTTGATTTACTATGTTTTTAGACTGTGCCAGCACCCCGCTGACATCACTGGCGCTCATGCTGCCAATGGGACCCAATGCAGGAATCTGCTTGACAAAATTGGCTGTGTTAATTGGAGATGTTACTGCGGTAGACCCAATGGTTCTATTGATAGTGCCAATGACTGTGGTAGCCACCGATCCCACACTGCCTGCTGATAGTGCTGAATTTAATAATCTATTTGCTATTACACCCGATGAGTTGGTAACTGCTGGACCTATTGCTCCTGTCAACCCCGATATGCCTGGGGCTAGACTGCCGCCCAATGCTCCGCCAGCTGTTGCTAGGTTCTTTGACACACTTCCCAAGATGCCAGTAGCGCCTGGGACTCCTGCTCCTAATGCGCCAGTTATTCCGCTTAGTGCTTGATTTACTGCGCCTTGTGCAGAGGGCAGTCCACTGACTGCCTGAGTGGCTGCACTCAAACTGGCGCCAGGTTTGAGTCCAATCAGTGAACCTGCACTGGATTGTTGATCAAATATTGCTTTGGCTTGATCAGCACTGAATCCTGGAGGACCGTCAACTTTGAATGACTTTCCAGTTGGCAATGAAAATGTAAATGCTGCCATATCAATTTGCCGTGATTGCCACACCCGGAGGTACATCCGGAGCGCCTGGCGGTACTGCATAGCCACTTTCAAATGCCACCGGTACATCTA